CGCCCCTGGTTGAGGAAGGGGATCAGGTTCAACCCTTCGCGGCCAAAGAGCTTGATGGCCAAGGCCGCCTTGTCTGCGCCGTCGGGCATGTCGGCGAATTTCTCGGCCAGATCCAGCAAGACCTGCTCGGTTGGCCGGATCTGCCCGTGGGCGTCGGTGGCCGCCACACCCAGCGCCTGCAGGGCCTTGCTGCCTTCGGCGCCCTCGAAGCGGCTGTCAAACAACGCGACAGACAGGCGCTGCAGCCCCTTGGTCAGCCCTTCGGTGCTGACGTCCGAGAGCTTGGCCGCATAGTCGAGCGCGGTGAGCGCTTCAACCGAGACACCGGTCTTTTGCGAGAGCTTGAAGAACTCATCGCCCACACGGGCCACGGGCATGACCAGGGCGGTGATGCCCACGCCCAAGGCAGCGATGCTGGCGCCGGCGATCAGACCAGCAGGCCCAAGTTTGCCCAGGACCGCGCCAAGCACGCCAAGCCGGTCGGTGGCGGCCTGCAGTTGGAACTTGGCATCGTTGGCGGCAGACGACAGCAGTTTCAGGCCCCCAGACGCTGGTGTGGCCGCCGCCTCGATTTTCTTGAGCGAGCGCTCCCCCTTCTCACCAATCTCGGACAGCTCGGCTTTGACCTTGCCGCCGTCGACCACGGACAAGCGGATGGAGAGGTTGCGTTCGGCCATGGGAAGAAGAAATCCGATATCGGGTGAATCGTGGGTCTATGTGTCTTGTTGCAGGGTGCTCATCAGGCCCGCCTCGACTGCTGGAAAGAGATCGATTGCCGTCGCGCGATCGAGCCCCGTGCACTCGCAAGCCAGCATCCAGGCATTGAGATCGAGCCCCACCACGCGGCCCTGCGCCATGCGCAATTGGCTGGCACAGATGTCAATCGCACTGGCGGCTTGCCAGCCTTCCAGGCTCTCGGGCGCGTTCATGGTGTAGGGGCACTCGGGACATGATTCAGGGCAGGCGCTGCAATAGCTCGCCCCGCCACCGAAGTGCCACGCGGTGCGGGCCTTCAGACGTTTTTTTCGGAGTCCAGCGCGTAGAGGCCGACGAGGTATTCGCGCTCGAAGGCATCGGCCAGCAGCCAGTGCTCCATGAGCGCCGCCACACCCTCAGGCGTAACAGCAGCGGGTTTGCCCTTGTCGTCGGCCACACCTTCCCAGGCCAAGACAGCCAGCTTGGCGAGTTCCGTGATGAGCGTCGCCGTGCGCTCACCGGCCGCAGCGGTATCGGTGCCGGCTACTTTGGCGGCGGCATGGCGCGCGGCCATGACGAGTGCCGTGGTGGCAGGGCGCACCTGCAGGCGCACGCCGGCGGCCAACGTGATCCAGTGCGGCTCACGCGGAAGATTGAGTTTGATCATGAGAAACCTCGGTTGGATGATCAGTAGGAAGAGACGTCGTTCACCAGCTCGACGGTGAACATGCGCGCCAAGCTGGTGGCCTTGGCGGCTTGCCATTCGAAGGTGGCCTGGATGCCGCCGGGTCCGGAGATGGAGAGCTTGGGCTTGGGCAGATAGACCTCGTGGGCGATGAAGGTCAGGCGGTGATCGGCATCGATCGCGTAGCCAAAGGTCAATTCCAGCGGCGTGTTGTTCGTGGCAGCATCGATCAGCGTGGTGTCGGCAAAGCGCACTTCCAGGTTGCCGGTGAGACTGGCTACCGTGGGATCGGCCCCGTCGATCTTGCCGTCGGAGCGGATGGTCTCGATGCGCTCGAGGTTGTTGGCATAGCTCAGCTGCGCCGAAACCACGTTGCCCAGCGCCTGGCCTTCTCGCAGGATTTGGCCCTGGAACTGGTTGAAGCGCTGTAATTCGCGAGTGGCCGGGGTGTCATCCAGCGTAGCGGTGCGCCGTATTTCGCCTTGGGCCACCAGACCGACCGTGGCATTCGCGGCTCCCGAGCGGGCAAAGCCCACCTGCAGGCTGTTGACCATGACGCCGGAGGCGGCGAACCAGGCCGGGATGTCCGGCAGACCCGTTTCCAGGGTGAGGCTGGGCAGGCTCGGTTTGCCTGAAGCAAAGGTGTGGGTCACCACACCCGTTCCCACTGAGGTGGGCTCGCCCAACAAGGCCTTGAGCCACAGGCCGATGTGGCGCACGTCCAGCGGCACGACCATGTCGCCCTCGACCTTGATCACGTCGCGGATCGGCGCACTCGGGTCGCGCCCGAGGCCGATCAGGTCATTGGCAATCAGCCCCTGTTCGGAGCCGAGTGAGGTGGAGACAAAGGGCAGCTGCCAGTAGCCATCTACCGGGGTGCTGCCATAGGTGGATTCGAACGCGGCCAAGAGGCTGGCGTTCGCGCCGTAGGCACGGGCCATAGGTTTTTCTCCTTGGGAAGTGGGTTCAGTTCAATGGCCCGGCACTGCTGTAGTGCAGGACCACGGGCAGCAGGCAGGCCTTGATGCCGCTTGTGCCTTCGGGGGCCAATTCATCGAACTTCGGTTGACCGATTTCCGCGTACTCGACGACACCGGCGAGCGTCCGGTCGGTTTCGATCAGGGTGGCGAGCTCGGTGAGCAGACCGTCCATGCGCGCGTCGCGCGTGCTGGCATCCGGGTCCGCGACAAACAGTTCGATGGCCACCTGGTGCTGCCAGTGGTAAGTCAGTGGCGAGAGCGATACCTCTGGCTCGCCCATCTCGCCATCGCGCAGGATCGCCATGGCGTGGTCCGCGATGCGCTCGGGCAAGGCGGCATTACGCTTAACCGTGGTGCCGAGGGACAACTCACCAAGCACAGCGAACAGTGCGCCGATGGCGTTTTCTCGTTGGCTCATGACGGTGCCCCTTTGCGGTTGGCTTCATCGAAACGGTTGGCGATGCGGTTGGCCAGGGTGCTGATCCAACGACGCGCGCTGCGGTCGATGTCGAATTTCTTCTTCAGGGTCACTTGGGGCACCAGCAGGAACATCGGGACCGTGACCAGCCCTCGGCCAGTGGTCTGGGCCTTTTGCGAGGCGGCCGAGAAACCGCCGCGTTGGCCTTGGCGGGCGCGCTGGTTTTCTGCGACGAGCAGCGACGGTTTGCCTCGACGGTAGATGAAGCGCAGGCGCTGGCCCCGGAGCTTTTCCCAAAGACCGGGGGTCATGCGTTTGCCGCGCGGGCCTTTGCCCGCAGCCGGCAAGGGAATGGCCAGCCAGAATCCATCCTTGGAACGGATGGTGGCGCCCTGGTCATGCGCACCGACGATGACGGGCGCCCGGCTATAGACCAGGCCTGCGGCCTTGATGCTCAGTTTGCCTTTGGGATAGACCTCGCCGCGCCAGGTGTTGGCCAGACGCTGGCCCAGGCCCGCACCGGTGATCTGGCTGCGCAGCTCGGTCTTCAGCCCATCGGTCGCCTCACGGATGGAATTCGTGACTGCCTGCTCGGCAATGCGCACCTCATCGGCCAGCATCTGGTCCAAGTCGCCAGACAGGGCAGCTTGCAATCTCATACCGGCGCTCCTGTGAGCGTCCAGATCAAGCGATCTCGGTCGGCCAAGGGCTCACCCACCACCTGGTAAGTCTGGCCAGCAACTGTGAATCGCTCGCCCTCGCGGGGTGAGACCACGTCGCGGGCCATCACATCGAAATGGTGGGTAGCCAGTGCCAACCGGGTGTCGCCGAAAGACTCGACGATATCGGCCTGTTTGGCGATGAAGCGCGTTGCAATCTCTTGACCATCGACCAGCCGGTAGGTGCCGGGCACCCCCAGCCGGGCAAACAGGCGCGAAACCGCCCGCTCAAAAGCGGCTTGCATCGGATCAGGCGGTCAGCTTGATCAGCACGCCAGGGCGGTGGCACATCGGCAATGGATTGCTCTGCGTGTGCAGGTCAGTGCCACGGTCGAACTGGCGCGGCGCCTGCTTGGCGTACAGCGACTGGCCCAGCGTGTTGACCGTCTCGTTGAAGTCGGCTGGGGCAAAGTAGGTGCCAAAGGTATCGACCGTGCCGAGCGGAAAGGCATGGGCCTCACCGGCTGCAATGAAGCGGCGGGTGCCGAGATCCCCATTGGCCTGCAGGTAAGCGGCCTGGCCCCGGTATTCCTCGAAGGTGACCCCGGCGTAGGTGAAGCCCGAGCGCACGTCGTTGATCAGCACCGCACCCTGCTGCCAGTTGGTATACGCGGTCTTGACCTCCTTGTGGGTGGTCAGTGCCCTGAAGAATTCTGGCGAGCAAAGCACATGCACCCCGGTCATGAATTCCCCCTGCAGGGCGTCCTCGATCTTGGTGAGCAGGTCGTAGCAGTGGCCCTTGACCTCGCTGTTGGCATTGGCCAGATCGAAGTTGACCGATTGCGGCGTGATCTGGAATTCGGTGAACAGGTTGCTGATGACGCTGCCATCGGCGTCCAGGATCTCACCCTTCAGAGCGCCCATGCGCAGGTGCTCGAGCGTGATGGCGTGCTTGTTGCGCATGGTCTCCAGGTGACGAGCGAGTACGCCGGAGATGGCTTCCATCTCGGTCTCGGAGCCGAAGGCACGGATGCCCTGGACTTCTTCGGGCAGCACCACATCGTCGTGCGGAATATGGGGAATGACGAAGGAGCGCAGCTTGCGCTTGCCACGCTCACCGACCGTGCCGGGCGAGCCAGGCGGCTTGGTGGGCAGCAGGTTGAGCTTACCGGCGTACTCCTCGACGATGATCTGGCGGGTGCGCACCGGCTTGGCCGGGAACAGGTTCAAAGCCTCCAGGCGGCCATAGCGGTTGGGTATTAGGTTGATGGCAGCAGTCAAGCTGGCCATCGAGAATCCAGGGTTCAGAAACGGGTTGTTCATTCGGGGCTCCAGAAATGACGAAACCCGCGCAAGCCAAGCAGCCAGGCGGGTTCGGGGATGAAAGACGGGCGGGTTTAGGACGTAGGTCAGGCTGATTCACGCACCAGCACGCCACGCTCGGCCAACTGCTGCTCATAGGAAATGCGCTGGGCCCCGGTGAGCGCGACCGGCCAGACCAGCGCGGTCTTGGCCACGATGGCGTGGCGGGCGATCAGGATGGCGTCGCTGCGGTCGGCATTGGTGGCATCGATCGCGTTGGCCAGCACCCCGATGGCGTCCTCAGTGCCGTCGGTG